CTGCCGCGTACGCCGCCGTGATGCCCGCGGACGTCGCCCCGCGCCAGTTCTTCACCGTGGTCTGGATCACTCGGCCGATCGCCCGGTACGGGTTCACCGACGAGTTCGAGATCGGGATCACGGTGGGGTCGAGCTGGAACGGGACCGGCAGGCCGGTCGACGCCAGGGTGAAGGCTCGAGCCTCCCACCCCTTCGCCGTCTGGATCGCGTGGGCCTCGTCGGGGGAGTGCATCGCCTGGACGGGCGCGGACATCGCGAACTTGGCGAACGCCCGGCGGTAGGTCGGGGATCCGACCGCGAGGAAGTACCCGGCGAGCCGGCCGTTGCGGCCGAACTCCCCCTGCACGTCCTCATCGGCTCCCTCGATCTTCTCGACGAGCTCGACGACCGCCTTCTGCGCGTCCTCCCGCGTCACGCCCCGGCCGGGCGGGATCGGGAACGACGTCGACTCGACCGCGCGCTTGAGCCCGTCGCGGAGCAGGTGTGCCTCCTGGGCCTCGGTGTGGGCGGCCTTGCGGTACGCCGTGAGGTCGTACACGTCCTCCGGTCCCTTCGGTGCTCGGGTCCGATCGGCCGCTGCCACGGTGCGGACCGCGTTGTCGCCCGGCTCGATCCGCTGCTCGTCCTTCGCGGATTCGGCGATCTTCGCCATCCGCTTGCGGAGGTGCTCCTGCCTCTCGGCGATCGCCTTCTCCTCCTCCTCGAGCCCTGCCCACTCCTGCATCACGTCGGCCGGGAACGTTGTCCCCGCGTACTCGGCGTCCAGGTACTTGAACCGCGCCTTGATCTCGTTGGCGCGGAGGGCGAGAAGCTCGAGCGTGTTGAAACGCTCGATGTCGGCTACCACGTCTTCCTCCTTCGTCTCGTCCGGCTTCGGCTCAGACTCAGCCTTGGGAGGCTTGTCGCCCTTGCTCTTGTCCGCTGTCGGGATGTCGGCGGTCGTCAGACCGCGTCGATAGTCGATGATGTCGGCGAGCCGCTTCGGATCGGCCGTCAGCTCGCCGAACAGGAACTCGTCGGTCATGGATCGAACGCCGGCCGTCGCCCCCTCGTACTGCGGGAACGTCACCGGGCCGAACTCGCCGACCTCGGCCTCCTTGACCGTCCGCTCGGGGAGGCCCTGCGGGTTGTGGTCGGACACCCCGGGCTCCTCGACCCACTCCTCGCGCAGGACGCGGAAGCGGTAGGACGATCCGTACACCCCGGCGCGCAGGCCCTCCATGACGAGCGCCGGCACCGACGGGAACAGGCCCACCTCGTAGGCCACACCGCGGTCGTCCTCGCCGAGCTCGTCGATCGTGCCGAGCACCTTGTCGCCGAGGTCGGGGTCGCTGCCGTGATTCAGCGTGACCTTCATCCGGCCCCGGTTCGACTTGATTGTCTTCTCGAACGCGCCCTTGGCGTTGCGCTCGAGGAAATGCCCCTCCCACATCGAGTTGACCTCGGTCCACTCGTCGAAGACGGCGAAGTGCCCGGCGAGCACGGGTTGCCCCGCTCCCGCGTCGCGGACCTCGTACCCGGCCCCCGGAGCGATCGCTCGGACGAGGTTCTCGCGCGGGGGTCGCCCGACGTGCTGCTTCTCCATGACCATGCCGATGTCCCCTTTCGACTATCCGACGGGTGCCGCGACCGGAGGCACGACCTTCCCGTTCGGCGGGGTCACTCCGGGTAGGGTGAGTTGGGTCCCCGCCGGCTGCAGTTGCACCGAGAACAGACCCGTGTGCTTGAGGAGGGTGTAGTCGTTCGAGGTCACCGCCTCGGTCACCGAGTCCGGCTCGTAGCCCGCGTCGATCAGTTGCTTCATCGCCGAGGCGTTCGCGGTCTGAATCTCGGCCAGATCCTTCCGGTCCTCCTGCAGGAACGCGATGTCGCGCTCGTCGTACCAGAGCTCCGCCCGGCCGGCCGTCACCTGGGGCGTGTTGATGATCCACTCGAGCGATCCGGCCACGTTGCGCCAGAGCGGCCGCATCGTGAGGTCCGCGAACCGCCGACGCGCCTGGCCGTAGTTCGAATACGTCGCGGCCTGCAAACCCTCGGACGACCCGACGATGACCGGCGGAACGCCCGCGGCCATACAGATGCGCGTCTCGCCGGCACCCTGGACCGCCTTGAAGTCCGACTGCCGCAGGTTTGAGCCGATGACCTCCGGGTCGAATCCCGACTGGACGAACCACGCCTTGCCCGCGTTGGCAGCGTCCTCGTGCCCCTCGCGGTAGAGCTTGACGACTGCGTCGAACAGCTCCTTGGTGACCGTCGTGTCGGTCTTCACGATCATGTTCGGCGTCCCGCCCTGGCGGAACATCGAATCCTTGTGCGTCGTCGCGGCCGCGTCGGCGTCGATCTCGCGCAGGACCGGCGTCAGCCACGACATCCCCAGCCGCGGCGACAGCGGGTCCGGCAGCGGAGCGAAGTGCGCGACCTCCTCGACGGGGAACGTCCGCACCGGGTTGCCCGTCCGCGGGCCGCCCGGCTGGTAGAGGTAGCCCTGCAGCCGCGTCTCCGGCTCCCAGGGGTCGCCGTCGTACACGAGTGAGACCCAGTCCGGGCGCAGGCGCGAGATCTCGACGCCCTGCAGCCTCACGAACGAGTTGCCCGCGAAGTCGGCGTCGAGGATCATCCGGGCGAGCAGGTCGCCGGTCGTGCCCCCGGGCCACGGATCCTCGAGTGGTCGCAGGTCGCGGGTGCCGAACAGTTGCCCCGGGCGCCCGTTCGTCATCTTTCGGAACTGGAACCGCGCCTCGGTGAACAGCATGAGCCGCGCGAGCTCGCAGGCGAAGACGACCCCGTTGCCCTGGTAGGCGTCGCGCACGAACGCCTCGAACCCAGAGCCGACTTTCTCGACGTCATCCTGCAGCGTGCCGCCCCGGAGCGCGTAGGTGTTGCCGTTGAACGCCATCTGCAGGTCGTTGATCCACGCCTGCAGGTCGTACCTCTGCGCGGACGGGGCCGGTCGCCTCCACATCCAGTTGTCGAGTCGCTCGATCAGGCCCATGCCATCATCGGCTCCCTCTGCACTCCGATCTCGGCGGCCGCGGCGTTGTGAACCATGGCGGCGGCGACGAGCGCGTCGATCACCCTCATGTCCTGGTTCCCGCCCTCGCGCGTCTGCGACGGGCGGTCGAACCGCGTGCCCTCCGCGCGCACCTTGGCGACGGCGTTCAGGACGTGGCGCGTGAGCTTCGGGTCGCCGGTGTGGTGCAGCCACCCCTCGCGCAGCGCCTCCATGAACCGTTCGTAGTCCAGCGCCGCCATCTTCGGCGAGTGCGGCCACGGCACCACGCGGGCACCGAGCTCGTCCGCGATCCAGACCGCGAGCTGCTCGGCGCGCGTCTCGTCCATCACGACCGTGTGGATCGGGTTGCGGGCGTGCAGTCGGTGCAGCGCGTCCTCGACGAGCCCCGGCTCGAGCGACGTCCCGTCCCTGGGGGGCACGAGCACATCGGCCGGCCCGAGCAGCCGGTACTCCGGGTCGCGGATCCACACCGGCACGAGCGCCGTCGTGTCCCACTTCCACGCCACGTCGAGCCCGGCCCACACCGGCTCACCCTTGGGGATGGCGTCGGCCACCGCCGCGCCGAACCACTCCGACTCGGTGATCGCCGCGGCCTCCGAGCGCGTCGGCAGGTTGCACACGAACCGCCGCCAGTGGCCCGGCGTCATCGTCGGGGACGCCTTCTTCCGCGCGAGCATCGGAACCGTGATGGCCGCGAGCGGGTTCGCCCGCTTCACGAGCTCCATGTCGTCGGTGTCGCCGTCCTCGGGGACCGCCCACTCGTGCAGCACGATGGAGTCCGACGCCGCTCGCACGAACGTCTCGGAGCGTTCGACGTCGGTCGCGCCCTGGCGGATCGCCTCGCGAGTCGTCTCGAACTCTGAGCCCGGCTCACCAGCCGTCGAGATGGCGATGAGCTGCGCGCTCCGCTTCTCGAGCTTGCCTCGCCATGTTCGGTACAGCGCCAGGTCGCGGTGACGGTGGAGCTCGTCCAGCAGGGCCGCGCCGACAGGAACGATCCCGTCGCCGGTGCGGTCGTCCGCCGCGAAGATCTGCAGTCGCGAGCGGTTCGCATCGAACCGGATGCGGCGATACCCCGGCAGGCACTTGAACCCGACGAGCTGCTCCGAGCGCACGACCATGCCCTCGGCCTGCAGGTACAGGATCTCAGCCTGCTCCCGCGAGCTCGCCGCCGCCGGCACGTTCGCCTCGGTCACGAACTCGAGCGTGTAGAGCCCGTACCCGCCGACGAGTGTGGTCTTCGCGTTGCCCTCGGGCACGACCAGCCAGTTCTCCGGCCGGCCCTCGAACACGTCGGCGAGGAACATCTCCTGGAAGTCCTCGGGCACCCACTGTTCGCCGTTGTCCAGCGTGATCCGATGCGCCCACCAGCGGAAGTGCTCGAGCGTGAACGGCTCGGCCGTCGTCGTCTTCCGGTGGGCCATCGTGGCCTCCCTGGCCCAGACCTCGCGTTTCCGCAGGTCAGCGGGTATCTCTCGCCGCGAGG